GTCGGCGATCCAGCTGTTGGAGAAGTCGAGGCTGATGGGCGTCTCGGTGACGTCGCGGAATCCGTCGAGGGTCATTTCCCTGTTCCTTTCGTGAGGTCGGTGAGGTGGGCGATGGCGTCGCGCAGGCGCCGGCGTGCGTCGTCTCCGGAGGTGTCCGCGGCGGCGTCATTGGCCGTGGCGAGCGCCGTCTGTGCCGGCTGGGGGTCGAGGATGTCGGCGACGGCGTCGAGCGCGTCCGTGATGAGCGTGACGCGGCTGGCCACGTAGTCGGGTGTGGCGATGGTGTACGAGGCTGGTTCGGGTTCGGTGACGTCGCTGGCGTCGACGCGCAGTCGGGTGCCGTCGTCGAGTTCGGCGATGAAGATGATGCCCCGGTCCTGCGCGGCCTTGAGCGCGGCGGGCTCGTAGCCGGCGAGGATGCCCTCGCTGTTGCCGATGGGGTCGTGCGCCCAGTATCTGGTGATCCTTGGCATGGGTGTCCTTTCAGTTGATGCAGAATCCGTTGATGTACTCGGTCGTTGATTGGAACCAGGTGATGGTGCCGTCCGAGGAGGATGTGATTTTGGAGATGTAGCTGTGTTTGCCGTTGTAGGCGTGTGTGGTGGTGACGTGGGTGTCGGTGGTCTTGGCGACGGACAGGATGGGCGTGCTGATGCGCAGGCATCCGCCTTGCAGTTGGAGCCCGTAGTAGACCTTCGACGGGTTGGATACCTCGTACATGCCGCCCGAGTAGTCGATGTAGCCGACCTTCTTGCCCTTGCGGTAGCCGGCGAGCTGTCCGATGCTGTTGAGCTCGATGCCGTACCAGTCCTTGCTGCCGCACGCGAAGGTTCCTTCGGCGGTGATGCTGGTGGCGGTCATGCCCCGGGTGGCGAGTTCTCCGGTGTCGAGGTTCCATTGGTTGTGGCCGGCGGCATCGGAGAGCTTGCCTGTGTATATGGTGTTGGCGTAGATGCCGTTGCCGTCGGCGAGCGCGCGGAAGTCCCAGTCCCCGTTCGCCTTCTTGCTGTTGGCGATGCGCCAGTATCCGCCTCCGATGTGGATGCATTGGGTGGGGTTCTGGTCTTCGGGCTTGTCGTACACGTAGATGCCTTGGCCGGGTTTGAGGTATGTGTAGCCGCCGGTGGCGTTCATGATCTGGTTGATCCGGTCGATGAGGTCCTTCATGTACGGGCCGGCGCCGCCGGCGGCGCTGTTCCATGCGCCGGAGTTGGAGACGAGCTTGTCCAAGGCCTGCTGTTGGGCGGCGAGGCGCTGCGTGTAGGATTGCCGGATGTTGCCGAGGGTGATCTTGGTGTCGGCGAGGCTGCCGGCCAGGTCTTCCTCGATCTGGAGGATGCGGCCTTCGAGGCGCAATGGTGTGGTGAAGCTGGTGTCGATGATCTGCACGCCGTCGCCGACGTCCGTGCCTTCCGCGCTGAGGCCGGCTTGTCCGAGGGCGGTCACGTCGGCCGTGTAGGAGACGACGGGCGTGGTGCGGGTCTTGAGCGCGTTTTTGGTGAGGGTGAGGAGTTCCTTGGGGTCTTCGCAGTCGGGGAAGTCCACGCTTGCCTCGCTGTGGTGTTTGGTGCCGTCGGGGCCGGGTATGCCCCAGTTGGCGAGCGCTTGGTCGTCTTGGACGTAGGGTTTGCCGTCGTTGACGTCGGCGAAGCTGATCTTGCGGCCGTATCCGCCGGTGGCCTCGCCTTGGTCATTGGTTTGTTCGATGCCTTTGCCCCACCCGTAGAGGCGGGTGATGACGTCGCCGCTGTCGATGTCGCGTTTGATTTGGGTGAGGTCCTTGCCGTATTCGAAGCGTTTCGTGGTGTTGGTGGAGCCCCGGTGTTCGACGAGGTGGATGATGCGCCGGCCGATCTGGTTGCCGGTCGGGTCGGGCTGGTATTCGGTCTGGACTTCGAGCCCGTAGGTGTCGGCGGTCTTCTGGACGGCGTCGAGGACGGTGCAGTGGTAGAATGCGAGGTCCGCCGTGCCGGTGATGGTGCCGGTCTCGACTGTGCCGACCGCCCACCGGGTGCCTTCGAGGGCTTTGGTCAGGCAGGCTTTGGCGTTCGCCTTGCGGTTGCGTTTGTCCTCGATGTACGTGCGCGAGAGTTCCGCGATGCTGCCGGTGCAGTAGGCGACGGTGACGGGCATGCCTGCGGCGCGGGCGGTCTGGGTGGACTGGCACAGGTATTCCGCCCAGCGGCCCATCGAGTCCTTGAACACGATGCGTTCGTCCTTGTTGATCTCGCCGATGGTGGTGATGTCGAGGGTGTCGGTCGCGTCGGTGGCTCTGGTGCGGATGGCCTTGATGGCATAGGGGAGGTCGCCGAGCGGGTTGCCCCAGCGGTCGAACAGCATGTATCGCATTGGTGCTCCTAGATGAGGGTGAGTGGCCTGTACGTGAGGCTGGCGCTGGTTGCGCCGGTGAGGGTGAGCGTGTTCAGGCCGGGCAATAGGGGGAAGTAGTCGGATTCGAGTGTGGGGGCCATGAGGTTGCCGTTGACGCGCAGCTCGCGCTTGTCGGGGTCGGTGATGATGGTGATGCGGCCGGTGATCGCGGTCATGCCAGCGATGGCGAGGGTGTGGCCGTGCGCGTCCTTGACGCTGATGGTCTTCGCGCCGTTGGCGGGGGCGATCGTCCATGTGGGCCAGCATGGCCGGTTGCCTTTGGCGTGGATCGTGGTCGCCCCCGTTTTGAGCGCGGCGGTGATGGTGCGGCCGATGAGGCAGGGATGGGCGTCGATGGTGGCTTGCACGAGCGTGGCGATCTGGTGGTCGCCGGTCCATTTGTCCTCCCATGCGCCGAGGCTCAAACGTCCCTCGTATTCGCCGGGCAAGCCGCGCCATGAGAGCGTGACCACGGTGCCGGAGAGGGCGGCGAGGCGGGTTTTGGCGGTGAGGATGTCGTCTTCGCCGCCGATGGCGTACAGGTTGAGCGTGATGGTGCGGTTGCCCATGTATGCGGCCCCGGTCGGGTCGGTGAGGGTCAGGTCGAGCCGGCCGTCGCGGCCGGGCATGTCCTGCATGCTCACCGTCGGCGCGGCCTTGTCGATCGCGATGCCGGCGGAGGTCAGGGAGAGCATCATGCGTTCCAGCGGCGTGCCGTTGAGCGTGGGGTCCTCGACATGCGGCAGGCGCATGCGTCGCTGGTAGAGCATATGCTCTCCTCTCTGGTTTTAACGGCCTCTCATGGCGAGGCTGTTGAGTTCGTAGCTCATGGGTTTGGCGAGCTTGCCGGCCATGACCTCGCCGCCCCGATCGGACAGGTTGAGCGTGATCCCGGCCGTGAGCGCCTGATCGATCGCGTCGATGATGTCCTGCTTGGTCGCGTACTCGGCCGTATGGTCGTCCACCGTGTAGGCGATCCGGCCGTTGCCGACGACGGCCGAGTATGCGAGCGGGGTTTCGAGCCGGCTGGCGTCGGTCTTCAGGCTCACGGTCGGGACCATGTCGGTCAGTCCGTCGATGCTGTCGGCGACGAGGCCGCTGGCCTTGTCGATGCCTTGGGCCATGCCGGCGGGTATCCATTTGCCCACTTCGTCGCGGAAGATGCGTGACGGGCTGTGGATGCCGAGCACGCCCTTGGCCCAGCCGATGAGGTTTTTGCCGAGATTGCCGATGGTGTCCTTGACCCATTTGAACGCTCCGCCGATGCCGTTGATGAGGCCTTGGATGACCTGACGGCCGGTGTCGTACAGCCATCGGCCGGCGCCGCTGACCGCGCCGAGCACGGTGCTTTTGATGCGGCCGACGGTGTTGCTCACGCTCTGGATGCCGTTGGACACGGCCGATGTGATGCCGTGCCAGATGTTTCCGAGGAACGAGCTGACGCGGTTCCATACGCTCGTCCATACGCCGCTGATGGCGTTCAGGACGGTCGAGATGGTGTTGCGCACATTCTGGATGCATGTGGACACCACGCCGCTGATCGCGTTCCAGATGGTGGACACCACGCCGCTGATCGCGTTCCAGATGCTCGCCCACACGCTCTGGATCGCGTTGAGGACGTTGCCGATCGTGGTCTTGATGCCGTTGATGATCGGCGTGAGGAACGCGACGATGCCGTCCCATGTGGTCGTGAAGAACGATTTGATCGCGTCCCATGCGCCCTGCCAGTCTCCCTTGAGGAAGCTGAGGAACACGACGATGACTGTGCGGATCGCGTTCACCACGGTCGAGATGCAGGAGCTAATCAGCCCGAAGATCGTGGACACGACGTTGTAGATCGCCGTCCATACGGTGCTCCATACGGTGTTCGTGCTGTTCATCTGCTGGGTGATGAACGAGAGTATCCAGCCGAACACGGTGTTGATGCCGTTCTGGATCGCCTGCAAGGGTGCGACGATGAGCGCGCCGATGACGGTGAACACGTTGACGATGAAGTCGCGTATCCCGTTGAATATCGTCGTGGCGGTCGTGCTGATGCCGTTCCAGACGCCGGACAGGAACGAGGTGATCGACGTCCATGCGCTGGTGATGCCGCCGCTGATCGCCGACCACAGGTTGGCGAGGAATTCGCCGAGCCCGTTCCATATCGCCTTAGCGCCCTCCACGAGCGCGGCCCATGTCTCGGACAGCCATGAGGTGAACGCGGCCCATGCCTTGCGCCCGGCCTCGGTCTGGGTGAAGAACCATGCGAGCGCGGCCACGACGGCCGCGACGGCGACGGCGATCGCGCCGATGGGGTTGGCGGCTATGACGGCGTTGAACGCGCCCTGCACGGCGGTCGCCATCTTCGTGGCCGTGCTCCATGCGGTCTGTGCGGTCTTGACGAGGCTCAGCCCTCCGGCCATCTGTTTGAGCATGGCGACCGGGCCGCCCAGGTCCGTCATGAGCATGATGCCGTTGCTGACGCCCTTGGCGGCGGTCGTCACCGTGTTCATGGTTCCGGTGAGCGCCTGCAGACCGCTGTTGAGCGCCTGATAGCCCTTGACTGCGGCGAACGCCGTGCCGATGCCGATGATGATGGGCGCGAGTTCCTTGCCGTGCCGGACGAACCAGTTGAGCGTGTCGGCGACGAGTTTGATGCCGTTGGCGAGACCGTCTGGGGGGATCATGTGCGCCCAGTCGATGACCATGTTGACGACGCCCATGATCGCGTCCCGAATGGTGTCCCATGCGCTTTTGAACGCGGTGATCGCGCCGTTTTCCTCCAGTTTGGAGTAGAGGCGCTGGAACCAGCCGATGAGCCCTTCGATGCCTGCCTGGACGACGGGCACGGCGTTGGTGACGCCGTCGGCGATCCAGCTCATGCCGCCGGTGATGGCGGGTTTGGCGGTGTCGAGCACGCTCGCGCCGAGCTTGACGAACGCGGCTTCGAGGTTGCCGGTGGCTCCCTCGATGGTGCTGGCGCTGGTGGCGGCTTCCACGGCGGCGTCGGTGAAGCCCAGGGACATGATCGCGTCGTTGAATTCCTGTGCGGTGATCTGCCCGTCGGCCATGGCGTCGCGGAAGTTGCCGGTGTAGGCTCCGGCTTCCTTGAGCGCCTGTTGGATTTTGCCGCTTGCGCCGGGGATCGCGTCCGAGAGCTGGTTCCAGTTCTCGGTCGTGAGTTTTCCTTGGCCGGCGGTCTGGGTCAGTACCATCGCCACGCTTTTGAAGGTGTCGGCCGATCCGCCGGCGACGGCGTTGAGGTTGCCTGCGGCTTCGGCGAGCCGGTCGTAGTTGGGCACGCCGTTGGCGGCGAGCTGCGCGGTGGTGTTGCGGATGTCGTTGAGGTCGTAGACGGTCTTGTCGGCGTAGTCCTGCGTGCTGGCGGTGAGTCGTTTGATCTGCCTCTCGCTGACGCCGGCGAAGTTCAGTGTGCTGGCGAACTCCTGGGCGCTGTCGGAGGCGCTGGTGATTTCGCCGGACAGGCCCATGAACGCTTCGATGGCCTTGCCCGCGACGCTTTGCGCGATGCCGGTGATGACGCCGAGTTTCGCGCCGAAGCCGCCGGCGAAGCCGTTGCCGGCTTTGATGCCGGCGGTGTTGCCAGCGGTTTCCGATGCGCTGCCGAACGCCGATTCGATGGCCTTGCCGACGCCCTTCATGCTGGGCACGACCTGCACGAACGCGGTGGCGATCTCGATTGCCATGTTATGCCTCCCTGATGGTGGTGCGCGGTGCGGCCAGGTATGCGTTTAGTTGTTCGTCGTCCATCGCCATGACCTCGCCTCCCGTGGCTTCATGCCGGACGGTGCCGGGGCGTTGGAGTTGTCCGCGCCAGCGCGCGCCCTTGCGTGAGGCTTCCTTGGTTTTCGTCCAGGCGAGGAAGGCGAGGCTGTCGCGGATGTCGGCGAGGAGGTAGGTTTGGTCGTCCCATGCGAGTCGCGGGTTGATTTTTTGCCAGATGATGGCCTGGCGGGGCAGGTTGGCGGCCAGTGCGGCCGCCAGGTTGGCGGGCAGTTCGCCCGTCCATATGAGGTCGGTGTCGAGCCCATAGAAACGCTGGAAGTCCGCTTCGAGCGCGTCGGGCGCTGTGGCGAGCATTCCTATGAGCGTCAGGAGTTTGGGGCGACCTGTTCGAGGAGCTGGGCGATGAATTCGCTGACCTTGTCGATGCTCACGCGGCCGGTGTCGGGGTCGCGCAATGCGTCCTTCATCGCCGTGTACCGGTCGCCGCACAGCTTCTTGAGGAAGGGGACGATGGCGAACGCGCCGGTGCCGTCTCCGGTCTGGGCGGTCTGGAGGTCGTAGAGGTATTCGACCATGTCGAGGTCGTTGAAGATCGCGGGGCTGATGGTGACGGTGACGCCCATGACCTCGACGGTCTTGGGCTGGTTTTTCGGTGTCTTGTGGTCATGCGGCTGCTTGGCTGCCATATGCGTGTCCTTTCAGAGGGGGTGCGCCCGCCGGACGGCGGGCGCTGGGTGGAATTCACTTGCCGAGCGAGGCGGCGGTGACGTTGGCGATGTATTCGACGCTGGTGGCTCCGTTGATGAGGTCGCTCGGGTTGGCGCTCATGGTCACGCCGTAGCCGATGGCGTCGCCGGCGCTGTAGGTGGTGTCGTCGAATTCGGTGATGGTGCCGTCGGCGACGACGATGCGCTTGACGCGTTTGCCGGTCATGGCGATCTCGAACACGAGCACGAGGCTTTCGCCGGACGGGATGGCGTGGTAGACGGTGAGCTTGTCTGCGGTGCCGGTGACGTTGGCGGTGCCGAAGCGCAGTTTGAGGCTGGCTTCGTTGGTTTCGATCATGTTGAACTGCCATGTCTCGCCGTAGCCGCTGATCTCGGACAGTACCTTGATGCCGCCCATCTCGTTGATGTCGGTGGTGTCGGTGTCGGTGGCGTTGGTGACGCCGTCCTCGCTCAGGTAGCCGACGCAGGTGTATGCGGTGGTCAGGGCGGTGGTGGCGTCGGCGGGCAGGGCGGTTCCTGCGGGCGCGTAGTAGAGGCAGCCGGTCTTCTTGGGCTTGCCGAGGCTGACGTTTTTCTTGTTGTTGTGGTTGGTTTCGGCCATGATGGTGCCTTTCGGATGGTGCGGCGTCGTCTTATTGGGTGGCGGCGTCGAGCTGGATGGTGATCTGGTATCGGGGTTGGGGCGGCGGGCCGGGGTCGGGGAAGTCGGCGACGCTTTCCACGCTGACGGCGGCGATGGGGTCGAGCAGGTCGAGGTCGAGCAGTCGGGGCAGCACTTGGCTCGTGGCGAGCTGGGCGGCCTGCCATCGGCTTTCCGCCCATGCCTGCACGGCGATGGTGGGATGGCTGCTGTATTCGTTCTCGTTGCCGCCGACGCGCTCGATGGTGACGAGCCTCTTGGGTCGGTCGGCGGGCACTTCGAGGTATGCGGTCAGCCCGTCGCCGTCGGGGTCGGTGTCGATCCAGTCCTTGACCGTTTTTTCGAGGTTGATGCTCACTGCTGTTTCACCGCCTTGAGCAGCGTGTTGTGTTTCGCGTTGTCGAACGCGGCCGCGACGCTGCCTTTGGTGGTGGCGAGGGCGACCGCGCCGTGGTCGGTGGCGTGGGCCACGGCGTGGTCGTAGTGGGCGTTTTTGGTTTGGGCCAGCTCGTTGGCCGTGTCGGCGATGCGTTTTGCCTGCTCGGTGATGACGTGCATGGCTCCGGCGGATTGGCGGACTTGGCGGAAGCCGGCGAGGTTGAGTTTGACTTTCGGCATGGCGTGGTCTCCTATCCTCTGGTGTCGGCGAGTTCGACGGTGAGGTTCCATCGGGTCGGGGTCATGCCGCCCGTGTAGGGGCGTGGGTCTCCGATCACGGTGTATGCGACGCCGTCGATGACCGCCTTGGCCCCGCGCAGGCTCCGGTAGGGCCATGCGCGGGGCATGTGGATGGTTTTCGCGGTGCGGATGCCGTCGGGGCGGATGCCGTCGGTGAGGTTCGACTGGCCGCCGTCCTGTATGAGCACGTCGTCCACCTGTTCCTCGCTGATGTTCCAGATGATTCCGCCGCCGGGGTCTTCGCCGGCTTTGACGCGGTGGATGAGGGTGATGGTCTCGCCTTTCATGCCGCGCCTCCGGCCATGTCGTAGGCCCATGCCTCGCCGTCGCCGCCCAAGGCCTCCTTCTCACTCGTGGTGAGGTAGAGGTCGCCGGCCGGGTTGGCGTAGCTCAGGCTTTCGCTGTAGCTGCCGGCGGTCTGGGTGGATTGGGTGACGCCCGACATGTCGGGGCCGGCCTGCATGGCTCGTTTGACGGCCATGCAGGCGATGCGCTTCAACGTGGCGGGCTTGGCGGTGTGCCACTGCGGGCAGGTGGTGCGGATCATGTCGCTCGCGTCCTGTAGCAGCGTCTCGGCGCGGGTTCGTTCGGCGCCGGTGAGCGCGTGCCATCGGGCTTCGAGGTCGCCGACCTGCGCGAACGGCTTCTCGTCGTCCGTTTCGTCCTCTCCCCCGCCGTCTGACGTCACGGTTGTGCCGTCGGACAGGTTGAGCGGGGTGCTGGGGTATCCGTCCATGCGGGGTCTCCTTAGGCGAGCAGGCCGGCGGCCTTGAGCTTGGTCAGCATGGAGTTGACCTTCGCGATGATGGCCGGCGAGTCGGCGCTGGCGGCGAGCTGCGCTTCGGCCGCCTGCTGGAGCACGCCGCCGCGCGCGCCGGCGGTCGGCGCTGGCGGCGTGAACGTGGACGGCTTGCCGGTGATCGCGCTCCATGCGATGGTCGCGACGACTTCCGCGAACGGGGTGCCGTTGGGCTTGACCAGACGCACGGGAATGGACAGGCCGGTCTCGTCGGCCTCGTCGGTTTCCTGTACTACGAGCGTCTGGGTGAGGGGCGCGGCCATCACTTGCTCGCCTCGACGGAGGTTCTGGGCTTCTTGAGCACGGCGATGCCCTTGGGGTCGAGGATCGCGTAGGAGTACATGGCCTCGGTGCGGTAGGCGATCTGGTTGACGCCCTTGAGGTCATTGCCGGTGTTGTCGGGGTCGCCGTATTCGATGATCTCGCTCCAGATGTCGCGCACCATGCCCCACTTGATGAGGCGGAAGTCGCCGAGGAAGGCGAGGATGCCGGTCGCCGGGGTGATGAGGCGGCCGTTGACCGTGCCGGAGGTTGCGGCGGGGATGCCGTCGAGGTTGCCGACCTGAAGGTTGATCGGGATTTCCGGGTAGAAGCGCTGGCCGTCGGAGGGAACGCGGATCTTGCGCAGCTCGTTCGCCATGGTCTTGGACAGGGCGATGCCGTTGATGTCGTACTCGTCGCTGACGGCCTCGGCGAGGCTGTCGATGTCGGCGACGCGATCGTCGGTGGCCGTCACGCTGACCGCGCTTTTGGCGAGCGCGTTGAAGCCTTCGAGGGTCGTTTTCTTCTTGGGGTCGAAGGCGTGGTAGATGACGTAGTCGAGGACGCGGCCCATCGCGGCGGCCTGGTCTGCCTGGATCTTGCTGATGATCTCCAGTTTGGCGTCGTCGTCGGCCCACTGGAGCTCGTTGCTGAGGCGGGTGGTGGTCTGCACCTTGAAGCGCTTGCCGACGACCGGGGTGAGGGTTTCCTCGTAGCTGGACTTCTGCGCGCCTTCGGCGACGACCTCGGCTTCGGAATTGCCGGTGAAGACCATGTAGTCCTTGTCGAGGAAGAGCTGGGGTTCGCTCGGGGACAGTGCGGCGATGGTGCTGGTGTCCTTGGCGCGCTTGGTGATGACGGTGGCTACTTCCTTGGGGAGCAGCACCTTGCTGGTGTCGAGTGCCATGATGATGGTTTCCTTTCGGATGGTTGGTGGCGGTTAGTCTTTGTTGCCGAACAGGGTGCGCACGTATGCCTTGGCGCGTTCGTCGGCGGTTTTGCCGTCGGGGTGCTGTGCCGGGTTGGGCACGTTCGGCAGCTTCGGCGCTGGGTGCATGAGCGGTTTGAGGATGTCGGCGTGCGTCTGGATCTCCTCTAGGGTGCTGCCGCGCAATGCTTCGGCCGGGATGCCGGTCTTGGCTGATACCTGCGTCTTCCATTCGGCCTGCTGTTCCTTGGCCTTGTAGGCGGCTACCTGCGCTTCGAGTTCCTGCGTGCGCTTGGCGGCCTTCTCGGTCTCGCTCATCTGGGATTCCTTGAGCTTTTCCAGCTCGTCGGCGGCGGCCTTGTTGGCCTTGGCCTTCTTTTCCCAGTCGCGCGAGTGGCCGAGCGCTTCCTTGTATTTGGCTTCCCAGTCGATCTCCTCGCCGTTGCCGTTCGGTTCGGCCGGCGGGGTGGGGTCGGTGGTGTCCGAACCGCCTTCGGCCGGCGGCGCGATGTATCGGATATGGGGGTGCTGGAGGTTGAGGAACATGGTTGTTCTCCTTGTGTTCGGGCCCTTTCCGGGCATTGAAAAAAGCCACCCGTGCGGGTGGCTGAAAACTCTTGGCCCGGTTGGCGGGCATGAAAAAGCCCCGGCGGATATCGGCCGGGGCTGGGATCAGTCGGCGAGCGCCAGTGCGATGAGGTTGCGGCTGGGCTGGTCGATGTGGTCTTTGGGTTTGTTGTGGTAGAGGCAGTGGAGCAGGTCGGCGCGCAGCTCCGTGTCGGTTAGTGTGACGCCGGTGTCTTCGATGTTGAAGTAAGGGGTTTCGAAGCGTTCGGAGTAGTCGAGTAGGAGCAGGTCGGTGTTGTCGTTGTGGTGTTGGGTGAAGTATTCTTCTTCGCTCATGACAATGCCTCCTGAATCATGGTATTGAACATTTTAGCCGATTCGGGGAAGTAGTTGGCGATGAGCCGCCATGCTTCGGGGTTTGCCATCTGCGCGTCGAGCATTTCGGCGAACGCTTCGGTGGATTGGAGTTGTCCGCTTTGCCGGAAGTAGCCTTTGGGGTGGCCGACGCTGCCGTGGTAGTCGTCGCCTAGGGCGGCTTGGAGCATGTCTTCGACGTTGCGGTCGGTTTTTGCGGAGTTCGTCGCGATCTCTCGGGCGATGGCCTTCATGACGCTTTGTCGGCCGGCGGGCTTGTCTTCGGCCATGAGGGTTGCCTGTGTGGTGTCGAATATGCGTTGGGCGTCCCTTTTGAGCACGTCGTTGAACAGTTTGCCGTTGTGAGGGGCCCATGAGAACGAGTTCTTGTCGAGTAGCCAGTCGAGCATGTGGCCGCTTTCGTGGAAGAGGTTCTGCACTGGGCGGTGTGCGTTGTCTCCGGCCATGACGGTGTCGAGGTTGAGGTGGATGCCGCCGTCGGAGGGACTGAAGTAAGCGCCTTTGGGGAGCCGTGTTTCTTTGATGTCGTATTGGGCGGCGTATTTGGCCCAGAGCCTCGCCGCGTCTTTGTGCTCGGTTTTGTTGAGGAGCCGGTTGACGCGGCGGGTATACGCTTCGCCGAGTTGTTGTTCGAGTCTGCTGCCTCGCGGGATGCGCAGGTCTGGCGCGAATTCCGATCCGTCGGTGAACGTGTCCGGCGATTCGCTGCGCATCCACGAGAGCACGGTGTTGGGATCGCTGCCGTCCCCGGCCGCTTTGGCGGCGTTCTTTGCCTGCTGGTATATGGCCTTGAGTTTGTCGGGGTCGTAGCCGTCGATCTCGGTCTCTCCCCACGAGGGGACGATCTTGCAGTCGCAGTCGTGGTGGTACTTGTGCCACTTGCCGGCGGTGTCCTCGCTGGCATAGACGAAGCCTCGGGATGCGAGCATGGCGCAGAACGCGCAGGTCTTGCCTTGGGGCACTCGCGCGTATTTGGGGCGGGTGGGGTCGTTCTGGGCGGTGAACCGTCCTGTGAGGCGTGCGGTCTCGTTGATGATGTCCTTGGCGAGGCGCGCCCAGTCGTCTTCGGTGTAGCCTCGCGTGTTGATGGCCCAGAGGTGATCCATGGTCAGGCCGGCTTTGCTTCGGCTGTTGATGATGTCGGTGAATTTCGCGCCGACGTGCATGGTGTTGTTGTAGCCGCTGACGATCTGCCAGAAGGCGCGGTCCGAGCTGACCTGCGCCTCCTTGTAGTCGGGCATGCTGATGCCGGCGGCTTCGGCCCATGCGGCTCGCACGTTCCTGTAGTAGTCCTGTGCGATGAGGTTGGCTTTGCGCGCGTAGTCTTCCAGTTGGCGTCGGGCTTCGGTGGTGGGATCATCGCCGAAGTAGAGGCTGTTGGGCACCATCGTCTTGGCTTCGATGATGAGGTCGGCGAGCTCGTCCTGATAGTCGTCCCACATGTCGTTGAGGTGCCCGTTGAACGCTTTACGCTGCGCCGGGCTGAGGTTGCTCAGCGGCAGGCTGTTGCTGTCCATTGGCTGCGGCCTCCTGCGTGTCGGTCTTGGCGGCGGCGATCTTGGCGCGTAGTTCGTCGATGGCGTTCTGCGTGCGCTGCTGTCTCTCGTAGGCCCTGTGGGCGTTGATTTCGTCCCATGTCAGGCCGGCGCGGCTCAGGCCCACGTCGCTGTCGGCGAAGGCGGGGTTGGTGGACGCGATCTTCTGGTACCAGTCGGCGCGGGCGGCGTCGCTGGCTTCCTTGGTGGGTGCCCAGATCGGTCGCAGTCGGCGGATGTCGGCCTCGTCCGCGCCCTGGGCGGCGAGCGCCATGGCGAGGATGCTTTTGATGCTTTCGCCGAAGCGTTTGTTTTGCCTGTCGGCGGTGCGGGCGAGTTTGCGTTCGGCTTCGGCCATGGCTTCGGCGCTGGCGGGGTTGTCCATGGTGATGCCGAGGTCGTTGACGGGGATGTCGGTTTCGCTGCTGACCATGAGGGCGACGGTTCTGAGCATGTCGGAGTGCGGCTGCATTGAGGCCTGTGTGAGTTGGCGCAGTTCGGGTTTTTCGCCGTTGCGTCCGGCGGGGATTCCGTTGATGACGCTGACGATGCTGCCCCATGTGTCGGGGCTTACTTGGCCTTTGTTGGCTCCGAGGAACCAGATGCGCGGTGCCGCGTAGAATTCTGCGGTCGCTTCCATGCGCACGAGGGTGCGCAGTCCGAGGTCGGTGAGGGCCATGAGCGGGCGGGTGATGCGGCTGGAGCCGAGGGGTCGGTAGAGCTGCTGGTCGCTGATGATCGGCACGACGGTGGGGTGGTCGAAGCCGGTTTCGATGCGTTCGGCCTGCCATGTGCCGCCGTTGCGGCGGCACAGGTAGACCTTGCCTGGCAGCCATACGTCGAAGCGGGTGATGTAGCCGTCTTTGTCTTTGTCGCGGATGGTCATGGCCGCGCCGATCCTGTCGTTGCCCCAGTCCCATAGGGCGCTGCTCCAGTCGGCGGCGCGGGGCGTGATCCGTATGTCGTCGCCGTCGCCGGAGATGGTCATGAAGCTGCATCCGTGCGTGTATGCGGACACGATGGCCTGCTGGATTTTCAGGCCGAACGTGTTCGCCGCGATGATGTCGTCTACCTGCGTTTGGAGGGTTTCGGGCGCGTCGATGCCTTCGAACACGGAAAGGTCGGCGAGCGCGCGGACGGCTTTGTTGGGCCAGCCGATCATTGGTTTGGCGAGGGCTTTCATGGCCGGTGGGATGCTGTAGGCGACGCCTTTGTAGTGGTAGTGGGCGAGGTAGTAGCTGGTGCGCAGGGTGTTGCGCGTGTAGTGGCGTCGCCATTGTTTGAGGAGTTCGTTGATGGTGGGTTGGTCGTCGGGGTCCACGCCGGCGATGGTGTTGGCGTAGGCGCTTTCGATGGCGAGCCAGCCGGCTTGTCCGCGCAGGATGGGGATGTCTTCGGTGTTCATGATTAGTACCATGCTTCTTGTTGTGCGGTGGGGTCTCTTCTGGTGGTCATGGCCCCGTGGAGGGCGAGGGTGACGGCGTTGAGTGGGCTGATGTCGGTGTCGTCGTCGGGTCGGTTCCATCCGAAGAGGCCGTTTTTGCCGATGGGGCGTGTGGTGGCTTTGCTGGCGGCTTGCCAGAGTGGTTGTTGGCCGTCTTCGGGCAGGTGGGTGAGGGTGCCGTCTCTGAGCATGTCCTGGAGGCGTCCGCAGGCGCGGCCCATGTCGGTGGCGGCGGTGACGGTGACGGCGACGCCGGCTTCGGCGAGGTCGGGCAGGAGCGCGGTGGCGGGGCTTTGCCCGTCGATGACGAGCGCGGCGGTTTGTTCCCAGACCTTGTCGATGAGGTTGACGGCCCACATGGTGCCGTCGTGGTTGGTGTCCCTGTATTCGGCGAGTTCGATGTGGGCGGTGCCGTCGTCGTAGCGCATGCATGCGCCGATGGTCAGGCGTGTGCGTGTGGGGTTCATGTCGATGCCGAAGCTCATGACGCCGCCTGGACGGCGTTTGTCGATGGTGGCTTCCTCCCACTGTCGGCGGTCGATGGCGCGGCTGAGGGCGTGTTCGTCCCAGATGCCGAGGGCTTCGCGGCGGAAGTCGTCGCCGGTGAGGTTTTCCCACAGGTTGGCGATGGATTCGTCGCTGGTGTGGGCCGGGTAGCTGGGGTTGGCTTTCCTCCATTGGTCGCGGTCGAGCGGGTAGGCGTCGCGGTCTGCGGTGAATTCGACGTAGAGGGTGCTGTGGGTGCGGCCGGCGCGTGATTTGTCCCTGAGGCGGGTGAACGCTTCGCCGTTGTCCCTTGGCCCGGGCGGGGTGCCCATGTAGATGGTCTGTGGGTTGTAGGCGCGGTTCTGGGTCGGCAGCATCGACGCCATCGCCGAGTCGGACAGGTGCTGGGCCTCGTCGATGACGAGCAGGGCGATCTTCTTGACGCCGCGCAATGCTCCGCGTTCTCGGGCGCGGAAGAAGATACGGCTGCCGTTGCGGAACCTGATCTCTTCCTTGCCGGCGGCCAGGGATATGCCGTGGTCGGGGTCCACGAGGCCGCTCATTTCCGGTCTGAGCACGATCGCGCACAGGCTTTCGAACGTGTCCTTGATGACGCTGAAGTGCTGGGCGGTCCATACGATGCGCATGCCGGGGGTTCGGGCGGCGCGGTGGATCGCGACCCAGCCGATGTCGTAGGTCTTGCCGGTCTGGCGTGGAATGGACAGTACGGCGTTGCGGGCGGACCAGAAGCCGTCGGCGCTTTTCGCGAGGATGATCCGGTTGATCTGCCGCTGCCAGACGTCGAACCGGTCGCCCGCCGCCGCGGCGAGGTTGTTCAGGCTCGGCTCTCCGCTCGCATACAGGTCGTCGGGGATGATCTGGCAGGCCGCCCCGTCAATCCTAGTGCTCATCCAATCGTTCGTCCTCCGTGTCCAGGGCCTGCATGGCCGGATCATGCTCGTTCGACGCCTTGTCGATCGCCTCGATCTCGGCGCTGATGTCCGCGAGCCGTTTCGTCAGACTGGCGAGGTCGCGTGAGCTTATCGACCCTTCGTCGAGCTTTTCGGCGATCAGGTTGCGCATCGCCACCAAGAGCCGCCGGCGGTCCCCGGAAGCGGCGGCGTTGCTGACCCTGCGCGACCTCGAAGAGGGTTTCGACCGGGTGGTTTTCGGCGTTCTGGCGACCATGACGGCTCCTTGCCAAGTGTGGAAAAAGTCCGGGGGAAAAACGGCCCTTTGCCCGTGGTGGCCGTCAGGGGGCCGGGTGGGGGCTACTCCCCACCCCCGAACCAGTCCGAGCATCGGATCGGCTGGCTTGGAGCCGTGGTGTCGTCGTGTCGCGGCGCCTCGCCGTGGGCGATGAGGTAGGCGACGCGCTCGCGTGCCCATGCCAGACCGTGCGTGCCTTTGATGGCGTTGCACCATCGATGCGCCGGACCGCTGTTGTCGTGCGTCAGGGTGCCGCCTCGCGCCAAGGGTATCGTCTCGTCGATCACGAAGCTGTACGGGTCGGGCGAACGCAACGTGTAGTCGATGGGCCGATAGCAGATGTAGCAGTCGGCTTGCATGTGCCGCCACCGCTGCTGCTCCAGCCTGCGCCGATGCCCGTTGCGTTTGCGCGGGTTGCCGCTCACTTGAGCCTCGGCTTGCTGCTGCACTGGCTGACCTCGACGCCGGCCCTGAACACGATCTCGTCGGCGATCAACGGCACCCACACGATGCCCAGATCGTCACGAGAAACCTCCAGATAGGGCTGCCGGTCGGCCATCGCATAGGGGAAGATCACGCCATCCACGAGCACCCGCCCCCTGCGGGCGTCCACTTCGATACGCTTGGGATACAACGCCATGACACGCCTCCAATCGAACGCCCACACGAACAACAAACGGCGCCCGCCGTCGGGAAGCAGCGGGAAGAACCGCCGGCGAGACGTCTGTCTGCGGTGGTTTCTCGGGTGCCGCATACGCCGGTTATGCACGGTGCCTTCGGCCGCTCGGCCAACCATCCCGGATATGAGAAAAGCCCCGCCGGCATGGGCAGGGCTTTTCGATACTCCGATTACACGCGACAGCGTAACACGGAATCGGGTCAGGGTCAAGCGTCGCCTGCGTCCCGCGCGTCCTTGGCTTGGGCGCACGCCAGCAATTCCAGAATGTTCCACGCCCAATAGGGGCCGTCGATGTGCCGCGTGCGGGGCATTTTGCCGCGCGTCCGCCAGTTCTTCAAGTCGTTGCCGCTCACGGCGACGCCAGTGTTCTCCCTGACCCATCGGGCGGCGTCGGATTGGGTGCGGGTGATGTGCATGAGGCCCGCGCGGCGCAGGTATTCCAACCGCACGCGCTTCAGATCGAGCCATGCGCCGCATTCGGGACACACCGCATACCGCGCGGAATGGGCGGCGTAGATCGGCGTGCGCACCGGTTCCCCATCATCCCCCAACGTGTTCAGGCAGTCGGGGCATACGCCGACAAGACGGCGCTCGTCGGCCCGCGTGGTGGCGGTTTCGACCTTTTCCGACAGTCGGATCAGGTCGGCGTATAGGTCGCCGGCCGTGTCGAGTCGTGCGAGGTCGTGCATGTGGTGCAGCAGCAGGCTGGTGATGTCGGCCCATTGCATGAGGGTGCGGGGGCGGCCGTATCGGTCGTGTCCGATCGGTTTGACGCCGAGCATGCCGCCGGTGAGTTGCAGGTGCGTTTCCACCGTGGAGTAGAGCGCTTGGGCGGCTTCGTTGACCGGTGGGGCCGCGTATGCCGCGTTGCCGTGGCGTGGCGAGCGTTCGCGGGTGGTGGCTTGTTTGTAGGCGATCTGTTGGAGGGCGGGCATGCCGGCCTTCAAGAGCCATGCGAGGCGTTTCGCCCAGTCCTTGACGCATTCCTTGCACAGGTTCGCGTCGCCGGCCGGTTTGCCGCAGGCCGCGCAAGCTCGTTGTTCCATCATCCCAGCCCTTTCGATGGTGCTATACTCACTTGTTGGACAATGCGAGCCTCTGCCGAAAGGTGGGGGCTTTTTACTTTCCCATAAAGCCGTTCCCGCCGTGGTGGATGGGCTGGGAACGGCTTGTTTTTCAACGGTTTGCTGGCGTTCCTTAACTTTCTCTTCTATTGTCGCCGATGCCGGCGGGTTTTTCCAGCGCGTACCGTGGTTCGAGGAATTCGGGGCGTTTCGGCTGCGCGGGTGCCGGGTGGGCTTGCAGGATGATGGCCTTCACCTCGTCGATGGGGATGCGCAGGGATTGCGCCGTCTCTTCGGGGCTGACGCCTTTGGTGCGCCAGTCCTCGATGATCCGCCGGATGCCGTCGGTGACTCTCACGCCCTCGCTCCTTCCTGATGGTCGAGTTGTTCGCGGGCCGAGCAGTCGGCGCACATCCGGGCGACGCGGCGCATGCATTTGCGGATCGCGGCATTGAGGGAGAGGGCGAGCACGGTGAACAGGCCGAAGCATTCCTGGTGCGTCACGTCATGGCCGGGTGCGGCGGCGCCGCACATGAGGACGACCGGCCCGATCTGGTAGGCCGTGACGTCGATGTCTATCTTCTTGTTCATTTCCTGTCCTTTCTTTGTCTGCTCATGACGCCGTATTGCCGGCCGCCCCATATGCCCTGCAACGGGTAGCCGTTGATGCGGCTATGCCCATCGGCCCACTCGCGGCACTCGCCTATGACCGGGCATGTCCGGCAGACTGCGAGCGCCGTTTTGGTTTTGGATGGCCGGGTGCTGAACCAGAGTTCGGGGTCGTGGCCGCGGCATGCGGCTTGATGTATCCAGTTCATGGGTTATCGGTCTCCGTCGCGGTAGGGGTTGATGTGTCGGGCTTCTTTCATGGCGTCGAAGCGGCCGTAGCGTGCTTCCATGAGTTGTTTGCCTTCCTCGTAGGCTTGGATGGTTTCCGGGTTGGTGCGGGTGAAGGGTTCCACGGTGTCGCTGATGGCGTTGACATGCACGTTGGTGAAGCCGGCGGCTTCTAGGCGTTGCTGGATGGTGAGTGGGCTGTGGGCTGGCGTGTGGGCGGTGAAGCTGACCTGCATTATTCGAGGTTCCTTTCCGTGAGTCGTTTGGCTATGGTCTCGCCGAGCGGGGTGATCTGCCATCTTCCCCATGTGACGTGTTCGATGCAGTCCCGCACCTCCAATGCCTCGAAGGTGCGCTGGTGGTTGCGGTCGAGCGGGTAGGCGCTGCCGTTCTGCCAGATTTCCAATAGCAGTTCTCGCATGGCCGTGGTGAGTCTGATCCGTTCGCTCATGTGAGGTCTCCCGTCGTGTCGTCGAGCACCTGACAGGTGATCGCGTCGATACGCCCGCTGGTTTTCACGGTCAGGCACAGGCGTTTCACGTCGCCGGTCCGCCGCACCTCCTGCGTGACGGTCTGCGCGGGCTGCTCGCCGAGCGGGGCCTGTTCGCCGAGCCCGTAGCCGACGGCCAGCGCCGCGGAACTGGCCACGACGATGGGCATGATTCCGACGGCGTATGGTCTGCCGTTCCTTCTCACTGCATTGCCTCCGTTCCGTTGATAAAGCCCCATGCGCTCGCGGCCACCTGCTTCCACCATTCGAGCACGTCGTCGGCGACGGCCTTGCCGCTCTCGTACACGGTCGGGCGCTCGCCGTTGGCCTCCCAGAGGGCGAGGGCGAGCAGGTCGAGTTCGTCGGGGGTGAGGGGCGTGGCTGTGATGGCTTGTTCGATGCGGATGGCGAGCGCGTTCAACGCTTGTTGTGTCAGGTCGATGCTCATGCGTCGTCCTTGTCTTGTTGGTTGGTGATTTGGCTGAATTGTTCGAGATGGCCGATCCAGCGCAATAGGGCGAGGGTGATGGTGCCCCGGTACATGTCCTGTGTGAGGCTGGGGTGCGCCGAGTAGAGCGTGTCGCCGGTCTCGTCGGATTGGATGGTGCCGAGTTTGATGGTGGTGCCGTCCGTCTGATCGCACATGATCCGAATGCGTGTCATGCGGATGCCTTCCTGTGCCGTCGTTCCGCCCGCCATTTCGGGTGGTAGAGCAGGAACGCCTTGAGCGTGCTTATCGGCTCCCAGAAGTCGCCATTGGGTAGGTCGAGCCGCCACCATTGCCCGCAGACCGGGCAACGCCATACCGGATCACTGCCCGCAGGCTTGCAATACTGACTGCTCACTGCCCCGCCTCCAGTTCACTGATGTCGGTCAGGATGCCGTAATGCTCGAAGATGAAGTCGATAATCAGGTGACGTTCTTCGATCGTGAACGAATACTGATACGGGTCATCAGACGTGCACGTATCGAACCGAAGAAAGGCGTCTTGCAGAGCATCGGCCACATCTTGGCGCGTGAATATCTTCCCGACCTGTTCGCTCATTTCAGCGCCTCCGTCCGTGCGGCCGTGATCGCCAACCGCGCCAACCTCCGGTATTGGACTTTCGCATCCGGGTTCATGTCCGGCCACAACGGCAAGACCTCTTCAACGCTCATACCCGACGTGCCGGTGTAGATGGCGAGCGCCGCCATATCGATCTCACGATCCGTGGGATTCCTCGTCGCCCCGGCCCCGTACGCCTTCCGCGACGCCAAACACGCTCCGAGCCTCGTCTGAGTGACGGGGCGCTCGCCGTTGTCGGGGTAGGGGTAGCGTTCCTCGATTTCGTGGGTGATGATGCTGGTCATGCTTGGTCTTCTTTCAAATCGGTGGACTGGTATTCGAGCAGGTAGGGGCTGAGCTTGTCTCGGTGGTCTCGGCGTATGTGGATGGTGCCGATGGTCTGGTCGTTGAATCGTTGGGCGCAGTCGGGGCATATGTCGATCTCGATGTCGTTGAGCTGGCCCATGGAGGTGCGGTTGGCCGAATACCCGGACAGGCTGAATCGCAGTGCCTTGCGTTTGCTGGTTTCCGTGCCGCATTGGTCGCAGTAGATGCGTGTGCTCATTGTTGGTTCCTTTCGTGGTCTAGGAGGATGTCGAGGTTGGCGAGGGCGGTGTCGGTGTCTCCGAGTGCGAGGTCTCGCCATATGCGGTATTCGTGTTCGAGGCCGTTGGCTTCGGCTTGGCCGCGTAGCCGGGTGAGGATGCGGGTCTGGCGTTGCGTCCATGCGATCTTTTCGCCGTAGTCGATGACGCGGCATAGGTACCATCGGGCTTTTTCGAGGTCTTCGACGGGTCGGCCTTTGCTGTGGTAGCGCCAGAGGTATTTGATGGCGTTGCCGAGGCAGAAGGTGGTGTCGGCGGTGAGGTCGATGCATTCCATGCCGGGGTGTGAGTCGGTGTAATGCTTCGGGCTGTTGACGGGGTCGTTGATCCAGCTCATTGCTTGTCTCCTTGGGTGACGGTTCGCATGATGTCGAGGTAGTTGGCGTAGTCGTTGCGGTCTCGTGTGATGCAGTCTTCGACCCTGTGGGTGCCCGTGTGGCCTTGGTAGGGGTTGTGGTCGAGGGCTAGGTCGCTGATCCGGTAGGTGCTCAAATCGAGTTTCCGGTGGTTGGCGAGGGCTCTAAGCCAGTCGGGGTGGAGGTGCGGGGCGAGCTGGTTGGTGAGTATGTCGATGTCGTAGTCCACGTTGGTGCCGGCCGGGTGGAGCACGTACTGGGATGCCTCGGTGTTGAGGAATTCGCTTAGGTTGCGGGCCACGTTCGCGTATCCGTATTCGTTGGGTTCGGTTTCCATGACGGTGTCCAAGAGCCCGTTGTCGAGGTGCATGCGCAGCACGTATGGGTCGAGGTCGTAGAGGCTCACATCGTCGGGGCGGACGGGGCTGATGAACCGGCCGCCTTCCTCGGCGGCGTCGAGGCTGGTGACGATCATGCCGATTTCGAGGATTTTCGCGTCGGTGCGGCTGATGCCGGTGGTTTCGGTGTCGATCCACAGGAGCATGTGGGGTTTCTCGGGCGGTCGGGGCGGGTCGAGCGGGATCGACCGGCCGCCGACGGTGAGGTTCCTGACACTGGTGTTCATTCTTGGATTCCTTTCCTGACGCTGACGGGTCAGAACAACATCGATTCGTGCATCTGCCCGTCCAACTCACGCAAGATGCGCACGCTCGTGGCCCAATACGTCTTCTTCAGTTCGATCGACAGGCCGCGCCGGCCGAGCTTGACGGCCTCGTACACAGTCGAACCGATCCCTCCGAACGGATCGAACACAAGCTCACCCCGGTTCGACCACAACCGGATGCAACGGGCGATCAGATCCAGCTGCAACGGCGAGATATGCCGTTCATCATCGGAATCCTTCGCCAGCCGGGCGTTCAGCACGTCGCCCTGCTTGATGTCCATCCACACGGGGCACACATGCCGCTCCGATCCAAGCGTCTCGTCGTGCCCGTAGTCGAACCAGATCGGGGAAGCCCATTGAATCCACTCGTCGTTCGTCACGTCCGTCTTGACGGGCACGGGATTGTCGCCCGGCTTGCGGAACAAAAGCACGTAATCCGCATACGCGGGACGACTCATCGCGGAATCCTTGTTCTTCGTGGTGAACATCAATCCCTGCGCCTTCGTACGGATCGCCTGAACCTGCGGATCCTTCCACACGCACACCTCACCGTGGTAGATCCACCCGGCCGACTCGTAGTCACGGATCACGTCGCCACGAAAATCATGCGTGCCCACATACCCGAACGACGACTTCGTGCGACTCAACTGCGTGCAATGCACACACGCCAACCGCCCCGGCATCGTCACACGCAACAACTCGCGGATGATATACCCATACTGCTCATGAAACACGTCCGCACTATGGTTATTCGACAGATCACGGATCGAATCGGAAAACGTGAACAGACTCACGAACGGCGGCGACGACACACTCAACCCGACCGAATCCGCCTCGATCTCACCCATGCGCTCGCAGCTGTCGCCGAGCCAGAGCTGCCAGTCGTTGCCCTTGGCCTCGTCGGTGGTGTATGTTTCGTCGATCATGTCATGCCGCCTTTCTGTAGTTGCGTGTTTCGTTCATGGTGGCCACGAGGTCGGCGCTGAGCATGGTCGCCTCGTGTTCCTTGCGTTGGATGTTGGCCGCGATCTCGCTTTCGAGGTCGGAGCAGACGATGTGCACGTCCACGACGTGGCGCTGCCCGAATCGGTAGCATCGTCGGATCGACTGGTAGTAGGATTCCCAGCTGTCGTTGATGCCGCAGAAGATCATGCGGTGGCAGTTCTGCCAGTTGAGGCCGAACGCGGCCATCTGGGCTTTAGTGACGAGTACGCGGATGTTGCCGTCGGCGAAGTCGAGGAACGCCCGGGCCTTGTCCTCGGCGCTCATGCTGCCTTTGACGTTCACCGCGCCGGGGATGAGTTTTTCCAGCCGGTCGGCCTCGTCGTTCAGCCCGCACCAGATGATCCATTGGTCGTCGGGGTGCCGGTTGACGAGTTCGACGCTTTTCGCGACGCGCGCGTCCAGCGTTTCGCGGCGTACGCGCGAGCGTCCTCCCACGCCGCCGATGTCGGAGGCGAACAGCTGCCCGTCCGGCACGGATCCCCGGTATGGTACGTAGTCGGCGTCCACGTGCAGTCCGGGCAGTTCGAATCCGGCGTCGCTGCCGCCGATGTCGGATGGTTTGCGCAATGCGATGGCCCATTGGGCGAGCCATCGCATGAACGCGGTTCGGCCGTGTCCCTTCAGCCGCCATCCGCTGCCCTTGTCCGCGCCGAGGTTGTTCGTGAAGTACGTGGCGAGGATCTCCTGTCGGGTGGAGTGTCCGAGGAATTCGGCCTGCGAGGTGAGTTCCTCGGGGTCGTTCGGCGCTGGGGTCGCGGTGCATGCCAGACGGTGGCGCACCGGTTTGAAGTGGTTGATCAGCATGGTGCGGGTCTTGCCGGTGGATTGTTTGAGGATCGACGCCTCGTCCAGGACGACCGCGTTGAACATGTCGGCGGGGAACGATTCGACGCGTTCGTAGTTCGTGACCCATACGCCGTCGCCTGTGATCTCGTCGGGTGTTCTCACGTAGGTGGCGGTCAGGTCGAGCTTGCGGGCTTCGCGGCATGTCTGCTCGCATACGGCCAGCGGGGCGACGACGAGCCTGCGCCCGTCGAACCGGCGGGCCCATTCGAGCTGCATCATGGTCTTGCCCAGTCCGGTGTCGGCCCAGATCGCGGCTCTGCCTACCTTGAGCGCCCATGAGACGATGCGTTTCTGCCAGTCGAACAGTCGGGGGTGGAGCGTTCCCTCGGGGACGTCGATGCCGTCGGGCGGTTCCGTGTCGCGTTTGCGTTTCAGGAATTCGTGGTAGCTGATCATTGTCGGGATCCTTTCTGGTGTTTGATGTCGGGGATGTAGCCGGGCTGGTCCGAGGGTGGTTCGGCCGGGGTGCGGGTGCCGTCCGCGTTGAGCTGCTGCCAGCCGACGGTGCGGTAGTAGACGGGGATGGTGGCGGGGTCTTTGCCCATGTGGACGAGGTAGCCGAGCCGGTAGGCGCGTGCGGGGTGGGCGTGGACCCATCCGTGGCATCCGGTGGTGCCGCTGCCGCACAGGGTGAGCAGGTTGCCGGGCTCGTGCAGGTTGTCGTAGCCGTGGCCTTGGCTGCGCATTCTGCGGTGGTGGATGCTGTACCCGCTCCAGCCGGTGTCGATGGGCTGGCCGCAGATGGCGCATTTGAAGCCGTCGCGGTGGAGGACTTGCCGGCGGGTTTCGTTGGTGGGTTTGGTGCTCATCTCTGGGCCTTTCGTTGGCATTCGTTGATGATTTCCTTGGCTTTTTGTTCCGGGTTGCTGCCGGTTTTGACGCTGGCCCAGAAGTCGGTTCTCATCGCGTCGGTGAAGGTGCCGGCCGGTACGTGGTCTCGGATGTGGCCGGTGATCCACCGGTCGTCGATGACGGTGCCGTCGGGCAGCGCGTGCCGGTAGGGTTTCGGCCGGCTGGGCATGGTGTCCATGTATGCGCCTTGGCGCAGCCATCGGCTCATGTTGGGCGCGTATTTGGGTTCGTCGATGGTTTTGGCGTAGGCGATGGCACTGGCGATGAGCTGTCTGGGGGCGGCCGGCGGTCGGCCGTCGACGCCTTGGACGGCGAGGTTCCACGCCTTTTCGGCTTCGGTTTTGCTGCCGGTGTGGCGTGGGTATGCGTTCCATGCGGTCTCGAATGGGTCTTCGAGCATCCTGGCCTCGAGCTCGGCCATGGTGGTGCGCTCCGGCTCCGACTCGGACACCGGTGTCGGCGTCGGGGTCGGCGTGGAGGGGTTGGGGGAGGTTATATCGGTATGGGAATAGGTATAGGTAAGGGTGCTTCGTTTTTGCTTGCCGGTTTGCTTCGCGTTTGCTTCACCTTTTGCTTCGGCAAGTGCTTCGTCGTTTGCTTCGTTTGTTTGAAGCATTTGCTTCGCGTTTGCTTCGCTGTCTGCTGAAGCATTTGCTTCGTTTTTGCTTCGTCTCGAGCGGCCGGACGCCTTGCCTCCGGCACGGCCGGCGCGGGCGCGTTTTTCCTGTAGTTCCTTGGTGGCCGCGTACTTGCAGAGCATGGTGCCGTCCGGGTTGGCGGCGACGATCTCGAACACGTCGGACTCGGTTTCGCGCCACAGGCCGGCGTCCACGAGCTGGCGGGCGAGCTTCGGGCTGCCGCCGAGCTTCCTGACGCGCTGCATGGTGATGGCCCCGTCGTAGTCGCCGTGGCGCAGCTGGCGTCCGACGTAGCTGCCGGCGAGAGCCCACAGGCCAATCGCGGACAATGGAAGCTCCTCGCATTGCGGGCTGTCGTAGATGCCGTCGTCGATCATGAACCAAGTCATGGTGAACCTCTCTCAATGTGTGGTTACTTGATCTCGCCGGTGTTCGGATCGACGGCCTCTCCTCCGTCGGTCTCGTCAGCATCGTCGTCGAGATCGGGATAGTCGGGCGCGCTTTCCTCGAACGTGGCGAGGCTGTCGTGGAGGTTGTCGTACAGGACCGCGCGGCGTGCGTCCTTCGGATAGGTGAGCAGCCGGTTGATGACCTCGGCGCAGTCGATGATGTGCTGCGCGAGCACGTCCGTGTCGTACACGGCCTCGGTGTACGGGTCGATCTGATGGAACTTGTCGAGGTAGGCGTCTTTGGTTTCGAGCTGCATCTTGTGGTTGACCGCGCGGCGGAAGTCCACGGCCGCCTGCTTGATCTTCGCGCACGAGCTGTTGAAGTCCAGCAGGCCCAGCGGGCTCATCTCGTCGGGTATGAGCGCGTCCTGAACAAGTCCCGAGTCCTTTTTCTTTGCCATGAGGGTGTCCTTTCTAGAATTCCGGTTCGCCGGCATCGGTGGTGAACGTGTCCGGCGTGTAGCCGCTACC